GTGATCGAACCAGTCGTCGAATCCTACTGTGTGTGGTCTTAGGTTATTAAAAATAGATAGATGTTTTGTCATTGCTGTCCTCCTATGTTAGCAAGGTTAATGTATGAAGATCCTATCTAAAGCAATCTTCAACTGTATTTATTATAACATATATGTACTATATGTCAAATTACGACCTTTTTTTGGTAAAATTATCTGCCTCTTTGTGGACGCATTGAAATGAAACTGTCACGTTCTCTACGCAGTTTACGTAAGACTTTCCTACGTTCTTTGTTCTTCTCAACTTTGATCTCTGATGGTTTCCTATAGGTATTGTTGTCCCTGATCTGATCTATGAACTTGTCTTCCTTGATCCATCTCTTGATCTTCCTGTATGCTCTGATGGCATCTTCGCCTTCACGCACTTCCACATAGTAGCCCTGGAAACCCAACGGTCTCTCCGTCTTTTTGAATTTGGGTCTAGTTTTGTTTTTTTGATATTCCATTTGTTTTTTTAAATACTAACACAGGGTCTGCACCATTGTCAACCACCGCATTAGTTATCTGTATTTTTGAAACTCCTCGGTCCCTCATCTCCTCTGCGTCGAATTGGTATGGCAGAACCACTGTGTCTACTATGTTTTTCAGTCCCCTTGCGTTGGTTCCTAGTTCTTTGGCCTTACGTGCTATGCTCTGCTTGGCCTCTTTGGTAAACTCAATGTCTATGTTGTCCAATCCAAACAGGTAGTTTGTCTGTTTTAGTATGGCGTTCTTGGGTTCAGTCAGTATCCTTATCAACTGCGGCTCATCCAACGGGTCTATGTTTGTTATCATGGAGAATCTACCAACGAACTCTGGTATCAGTCCGTACTTGATCAGGTCTTCTGGTTGCACCTCAGACAGATAGTTCTTGTCATCCTGCTCTTGCAGTTTAGTTCCAAACCCTATGCCGCCTGATGCTTTCTTCCTTCTTATCTGTTTTTCTAGTTCTGTGAATGCACCTCCCACTATGAACAAGATGTTGCTAGTGTCTATGGTTATGGTCTGCTGGTCAGGATGTTTCCTACCCCCATGTGGTGGTACTCTGCATTCTGTTCCTTCCACAATTTTAAGTAGTCCTTGTTGTACACCCTCACCTGATACGTCTCTGGTCAAAGATGTATTCTCTCCTTTACGACAGATCTTGTCTATCTCATCTATGAATATTATACCCTTCTGTGTCTTCTCTATATCACCCTCAGAGTTCGCATACAGTTTCTGTACCACATTCTCAACATCATCGCCCACATATCCAGATTCGGTCAATGTAGTTGCATCTGCTATTGCGAATGGAACATCTAGGTACTTTGCTATTGTTCTTGCCATTAGTGTCTTACCAGCACCTGTGGCACCTAACACCATAACATTTGATTTGTCTAGATCAAAGTCTATTGGTGGTTGTACTATTCTCTTGTAGTGATTGGCAACTGCCACACTTAATACTGTCTTCGCGGCATCCTGTCCTATAACATATTCGTCTAGGTGTTCCTTGATTGCAACGGGATTGAGTATTTGCTTATCACCGGAGTAAAGTTTTTCTTTACGTGCTTTGATTACATCTTCTTCTAGGATTTCTACACAAAGTTTTACACATTCGTTGCATATGGATGTCTTCTTGGCACCCACGATCATCTTAGTGACGTCTTTACGGCTTTTGCCACAGAACGAGCATACCAATGCTTCTTCCGACATTATTGATTTTCTTTGAGTTTTTTAATCTTGGGGAATAGTTCTTGCATGTTGTTGATCTTGTTTCTGTTCAACACACCGAACGATGCTGAGTCATCTGTGTTAGAGTTTAGGAACCAAGTCTTGGCCATTGTCAAAATGTATCCTGACCATACCTTCATCTGGTTAGAACTGTAGTCCATGTTAAGTATCACTGTCGTCGAGGCCCTACAAGCATTCAACAACCAAGTGTAGTCTCTACCCTTCTTGTTAGGTGCCCATGTTTCTAGATATTTTTCGTATTCAGGATCATCAGCGCCAAATGGATCGAGGGCTGAGAAGTTATTGTCATCCCAGAGATAAATCGTTAAATCTTCTTTAGGAAAATATTTGTTAATTTGATCTGCAAAATTGTCCTTGTCTTTTTTGCTGAGGTTTATCAGACAGAAACTTTTGTTCTGATTCTGGAAGAAACTAGGTGGTGTCACCAAAGTGATAGTACCGTTCTTCTTACGCAGTTCGAGTTTTTCACCTGTGGCCGCGTATGTTTTTTCCTGTTCTTTGTTACCTTGCTGGTCTGTTGATCCAACGTGTTTATCACCTTTTGCCATTTTTATCCGTTTTGGTTTAATATATCTATTATAACTTGTTGATCTTCTTTGGACAAGTCGGAAAGTTTAATCTCCTTGCTGTCTAATTTAGTTATCAGGTCGTTGATCCTGGCCTCAACTCTTTGGTGGTAGTCTTCCTCACTGGTAATTCTTTTCTTGTATGTGTCAAATTTTGTTTGAGGTATAGACTGTTGTATATTAATTGAATCCGCTATCTCTGGAACGTCCTCTATCGTGTTTGGTAAGTCTGGTAAAATAATCTCATTCTTGTCTGGTTCTGGTATATCTAACACCTTGGCTTTTTGCCAAAGGGTCTGATCAGTTTGCTCTTCGTTCTGAACATACTCTTGTTTGTCTTCGATTGGTACAAATATCCTTTGACCATTCTTTATTATCATTCTTCTCTTACCTGTTACTGTTTTGTCCCCTCCGTCGAACCCTTCCAACAACTTGTCTAGTTCCTCGTCTGTCATGGGTCTGTCTTCTATGTCTGGCTGTATCATGAATTTTTCTTTAAGTCCTTCGGCACTCATCTCTTCCAATCCGTCAGGACGTTGATCTTTAAGTGCAGATCCTTTTGTGATAATTTGTGGATTTGGTATTTCTGGATCCATCAACTGTGCTATTATGTTCCTGTTCTCCTCAGGCACATTTTCAAAAGTAGTGTCGCCTCTCTGGATATCATCTATTATGTCCTGGAAGAAGGCCATCCTAGATTCTGTTATAGGACCCTGTGCTTGTGCTTGTTCCTTGGTAAGGCCCACGTCGGCTAAAAATTGTGCTCTATTGCTTTGATCTCTTTCCACTTTCAATTCCTCGTTGCTGATGTCTTCGAATGTTCCATTTTGTGTGTGGAACACATCGAGCATCTTGTTACGTTCTTCATCAGTCAGATCCGCCGGGTTTGGCAGTTCCGGCTTTGGGGGCTTCACCTCCGCTGGCTTTATTGTCCTCATCACCAAAGGTTTGGCGTTCTTAACTACATCTTTTGGTTCATCTATTTTTACTTCAGGTTCTATGACTTCTGTGAGATCGGGTTTGATCCTTTCTTCTTCTGAGGCCTCTCGTGCCACTTTTTCTAGTGCTTTCCGTTCCTCTTCCTCACGTTCCTTGAATCTTTCTAGTTGCTTCTCTTTGTCCACTTTTGGCTCTTCTATCATTTCGTATGCCACTTCGTCTGGATCAAATGCATCTGTGTTATCTGGTACTATTTCTTTCGCTTCAGTTTTTTTTTGGCCTGTGAGATCTATATGTGGGATGACTTCATTGTCTTCCTGCACGATTTCTACAGGTTTGTGCTCAGGCTTCTTTACCTTGTTATTGAACGCTTCAAGTTTGTCCTTCCATTCCTGCAGTTGTTGTGTGGCCTCTTCCATCTTGGCCGCCGCATCTGACTTATCCATCATCTCGTTCCACTTCAGTGTGACATCTTCTTCATCTGGTTTTTCTAGATCAATCACTTCCTGTGGTTTAGGAGCCTCAGGTGGAAATCTTCTCATCAGACTCTGGTTGGCCGCGATCAATAGTAATACTGCTAGGGGATCAAACACCACGATTAAAAGCAATATAACCCATCTTACAGCCTTACTAGTCTCAACTTGGTCCGTTATACCCCAATCCACTGCCAACGCCGCTATGTACTTCACAGGTCCTATCTCTGCTTCCAGGGTCAGCATATCTTTTTCAAGAGGTTGCTTCTCAACAATATATAGGTCTATGTTACCCTGTGAATCGAATATTTTCTGTTCTGCTTTTTCTATCTCTTTGGTGAACTCGCCCTTGTTGTCCTGGGATCCTGATCTCATGTTTGCTATGATCTCTTGTGCTTTGGCAATCTCTTGTTTGTGATCTGCTTTTAATTCTGCTATCCTTACCTGTGCTTCTTTGACTTTGATTGCTATCTCGGCCCTCTCACTTTTCTGAGATGTTTTTAGGTCAGCGGCCGCCTTCTCCTCATTAAAGAATGATTTGTTTGAAGTCAGTACATCGCTCACGTTCTTGTCTAGTGTTTTCAACCTGTCGTTTAGGTCTCTGACTGTGTTGGTCTCGACCGTAAGTAGTGTTTTCAATTTTTCATTGGCATCTGCTATGATAGACTGTTGCACTTCTATGTCTCCGGACGCTGTTCCGGTATCTCTGTTGATTGCCTTCTCGGCTCTGGCTATAATAGCATTCTGTCTATCGATTGACATCTTCTCACCTTCAATCTTGTCCTTCAATATTTCTATACGTTGTATCAGTGTGTCGGATTCTAGGTTCTGTTCAAGGTGTGCTTTGGATAGGAATCCAAAGATTCCCATGCTTGTTATCAAACTCAATATTATTACGGCCGTGGTTAGATAGGTCTTGAGCATGAAAGGAGTAAACTTCCAATTCCTATACAGCCAGGATGCCGTTATCAACTTGCCAATTTCAAGCACCCCGCCCATGATCACCACAGGCACGAAAGCACCTGGGAATATGGTGGCAAGTCCTATCACGGAGTAAAATATCGCAACTCCAGATATGGACAGTGCTGATAGTAGTGTTAAGATCGCTATAAACATTTATAAAGTGTATTTACTATAACACAATGCCAGTTTTTATGCTATTGATTTGTTTGGTAAAGTAGATCCAGGTCAGAACTTCCTTACTGACTTTTTATAAAAATATTATTGATTATTGAGAGTCGTCAGCGCCGTAACTCAGGGCGTTGTCAGTCACCAACTGGTTCGCAGTCTGTGGAGCGAATCCTGTAACTTCCGATACCGTGATCGCTTCTAGTATCTCACCTTTTGATACTAAAAGTACTGGACCTGCTGTAACTTCGATGTCTGATATGTTGCTGTTTCCAGTTGTTGGATCAAAAACACTCATCTTCTCTGTTCTTGTTGTGTTGAGTGCATCTGCTATCCTGTCTTTGATGAATAGTTGTCTTGAGTTGATCGCTGTAGAGTCACCTAGGTCACTTGTACCTGTGTTTGCTACTAAATTCCTGTTCTCGTAAACAAGACCAAATCCCAGTGCAGTGATTGGATCATCGCCTCTGTCAACAGCATAAGTTGTAACTATGTTGTGGATCCTGAAGTTTGTTCTCAATGCCAAGTTTTCCATTATCATCTTGAATCTTAATGCACCCCTTGAGATCAATAGTGATTGTGCTATTGTAGTTGGTGCTGTCGCGAAGTCTGAAGCAACACAAGGTGATACTCTTCCACCGTTGACTGTTTCTGTGTCTAAGAAACCTGTTGTGTTTATTGCTACTGTGAAGTATGCATTTTCCGGTTCTGCCGGAGATACTGTGTATAATGATTTTGGTTCAACTGTTGCCATTGTTTAAATTCCTTTGTCTTATGTACTTATTTATACTGATTATTTATAAAAGGACCAACTAGGTGTGCCAATATACTTGCAGGCATTGTTAGTCATATGCCGTTCTTTGCCATTTACTTTGATGTGTGCTTGGTACGTACGGCAGTATCCGCCTGAAATTGGGTATGAGTGTATCACACGCACCTTACCTGCGGCCAGACGCTTCTTGCTATACCAACTGACGATCTTGCCGTTCTCTGTGCTTGTTAGGGCGAAGAACACCGCCGATTCGTGCATCTTCTTCTCTGCTTTTTTAAGGCTGAATCTAAGGAACTGTGTGTGTCTAAACAGGAAGGCCGGCATACTGTATTTGAGATCACTACCCAACCATATTGGTGGTGGCATCTCTCCTATGTGTCCCTTGGTGTCCCCAGGGGTTTTGTTTCCTGCCAGTGCTGATGTAGTCAGCAGTAGGCTAATCAATACTGTGATAACCTTGAACAATCTCATATCCTGACCCATCTATCTTTTTACAGGCGATCTGCCTCTGTGTTATTACTACTTCTCCGACTGGCATATCCCAAGTGTACATCTCACATGATTCAGCGATGCCCATGTCGTGTAGGAAATCACTTGCTCCGTCATTGCACACCAACTTCTCTTCTGTGAGATTTTCTACCACGTTGCCCTGTTGGTCGATAACTTTTATTTTTGTAACTTCAACATCGCAATATTGGTTGTCCCACGGTCCGCCTGCATCAGCAGTCGTTGAGAATATAATTAATCCCAATGTGAGGAACAGTAGGGCGATAAGATAATAAATCTTTCTCATGGCCCTAGTTCAATACTTTTTCTGCCGCTTCGTCTATCGAAGTAGTGTCAATAGTCTTTGCTAGTTTCTGTTGTTTAAGTTCAGACACGATAGCATCAACATGGTCTCTACCTAATCTAACCATAACATATACTCTGTATGATTTGTTTTTAGTAGTGTAGATCACTTGCTTATCAACTTCGTAGTGTCGAACCAATGTGTCATTGATAACATTCACAACAATATCCTGAGCACCTGCAGTCACAGTCATTGACTCGTTAGTACCCGCTTCGTCTTTCTTGATAGTAGATCTGTTGTTCATCTCACCGTTAATCCTATCAGCCAATTTGGCCTTTGCCAATAGTGTAGCCTTCTTCACAGCCAACTCAAGGTCAGGAGAAACAGACGATGCCGCCTCTTGATAATGTTTTCTAGTTGTGTGTGGGTATTTCACATACCATTTCGGAGTTTTGTTTATTACACCGTTCTTTGTCATGTCCGACTTCATCGAATATGTAGAACACTGTGCAACAAGTAAACCTGCGAAAAGTATAAGAAATAGTTTGCTTATGTTTTTCATGTTGTCCTTATTGTTTAAATTTTGCAATCTGCTCTGATACAAAGTTAGACACACCAGCAATATTAAAGTCATTGCTAAATGACGCCCAACCTTCTCCTATCATCGGATATACCGCTAGGAAGATTGCAAATAGTATTATTAGTCTAATCATAAAACAATTATAGCACATTTTCCAAATACGTCAACCAGGGTTGATCTTGCTAGAAGTGTTGATTTTGCTAGATTTTTTGTTATGATATCCAATTGAATACGCCTCTGACAGCCAGTAGCAGGTACATAAGTTCCATCAATGCCCTAGGTGTGTCCTTGTCTTTTATGCCCATCCATATCCAGATGCTACAAGATATCAGTGCCACTGCCCATCCTAGCCATTGGACGTCAGGATTACCACCACTCAAGGTGAATGCACTGACCATGGCAAGTATGAAACCTAACCATCTCCATCCGTCGATCTTTTGATAATACCTGATCTTCATTACTTGTTGCCTTTCATGGCAGTGATCTCTTTAGCACCTTCTTCGTCCCACACAGGAACAAGATTGCTCTTGTGCATCATGCCTATGCCCAACAACTTACGTTCTCCGGAGTACTTCATCTCTTCTCTTTTGTTACCACCGTTCACGGGTATCTTGTCACCGCACTTGGGTTGATTTGGGTCTGGCGTGTATTCAGGTATGTCGTAGCCTGTGAATTTCCTTGTGTTCTTCTTCAATGTGTATGTGTCTAGGCCCTGCGATGCTAACCATTCCTCATGATTGGCCTGTGCTTGTCTGTTCCTACGAGAGTTCTCGATCTTGTGCTTGATTCTTTTAGGCAGTTTCATTTGTATGAATCCCATAGTTTATTATACTGTTAAGGTAATTTATTGTCAACTATGGTTTGTAGTATTATTTTTTTGTAATCCGGGTTAGTACTCCAAGCAGTCATTCCTGACAACAGTTCACGGTAGTCCCATGTACCTGTTTCCAGTTGTGCTTCTCTCTCAACTCTAAATTTTTCATAGGCAGGATGTGTGTTCAAGATCCTTATCATGTCCTTGATCGATTCACACTTTGTCTTGTACTTCTTGACTCCCCAACTGGCATCTGGATTGCCCAGTGCTTTCATGTGTGGTACCTTATCTAGACTCCATGTCCTCACACCAAATAGTGCATTGCCTTCTGTGGCGAACCTACTTGTGCCCCATGCACTCTCTATGCCGGCCATTGCTATAATAATACTGATCGGCACCCTCTTATCTTTGTCCGTGGTCCAATTTAGATATGAAACACACGTGGATGTGGCATTTATAAAGGAAACTTTGTCCGAGAATTCAAACTCTGGTTCTTTCAAACCAAGTTCTTCAATTATCCGCATCTCTTTCTTGTGGGACTCGTCCTCGATCTTTTGCACTGTGTAATCGTTTGGATTGAACGTCCCGGCAACCCAGGCGCCTGCGATCACGAATGCAACCGCTACACAGAAGTATATGAATCTTCTAAGATATCTTTTCACCATGTGTCAAAGATGCGTGTGGGCCGAGATTTTTATAAATTGGCTTATCTCTAGCACTAGGGAACTCGAGCCCACTTGACTTGATACGCATCGTCAATTTACACTGCAACTTTTTGTTCTGTTGCTGGTTCTGTTGTTTCTGCTTCGTACTTCGCTTTGTACTCGGCTTCTGCATTTCTCATAGCATTGTTCCAGTCCGCTTTCGATAGGCCTGTGAACCTTGTTATGATACCATCACTCATGATCTTGAATGAACCACACAACTTGTGAGATCCGTCATCAGCGATCTTGTGTACTACGCCTGTAGCCTTACCATCGGCATTTTCTCTGCCCATGATGTACATGTAGTTTCCTGATCTACCTCTCCACTTGTTGTTGGTCTGTGTGTCTTCTTGGCATCTAGATCTAATCTGATCTACTACCAAACTTGCTTTTGCTGAACATTTGTACATTTTCTTTCTCTCCTTTGTTACCACTATTATACATGGTAATGGTATAACCGTCAACCAGGTGAAAAATATCAATGATCTTGGAGTTTTTTTACCATATCAACAATGTGCTCTGCTTCAGAATCAGAGATATATGGATTCAATGGTATGCTCAAAGCGTGTTTGACATAGTGCATGGTATTTTTGTAATCACCTCCACCATAACTTTCTGTATAGTGTGGCACAGTTTCAATACCGAGATCAAGCAATTCTCTTTGTGCTTTCAGTTTATCGTCAAAGAATACAACAAACTTGTGGGTGTTCCACTCACTGTACTCCGGGCTCTTTCTGGTATCATTCAAATTATCGTAATAGTATTTCGCAATATGGTGCCTTCGTATTTGCCAGTTATCAAAACGATCCATGGATAGTTTGCATTGTATTGATCTATGTTCATCAGGCCATGCATTAAGTCCAGTACCCGTCAAGGGCTCTAGCCTGTAAGGTTTACCATGTTTTCTCATTCTATTCAACTTTTGTTTTTGTTCTTCTGTGTCACACATTATCGCACCATATGTAGATAATGTTGGTATTGGTTTGTTATCAGCGAATCCTACTGTTGTGAAGTCACCCAGACAGCAACTATCGATACCTTTGTATTTGGCAAAACAACTTTGATTAGCATCATTTATGTAATGTAATTTGTGTTTATCACAGAATGTTTTTACTAGATCATGATCATGAACATCACCGTAAAGTCCTACTGCCACAACCGCCTTGGTTTTTTGTGTTAAGGCCTGAGGAAGTAATTTGCAGTCCATGGATCCGTGACTGTCTACATCAACAAACACCGGTTTCGCTCCAGAGAATGTAATTGGTCCAACAACTGCAGGCGGTCCATAATTTATGGTAATCACTTCGTCTCCAGGACCAATCTCTAGGTGTCGTAGTACCAACGTCATAGCGGCCGAACCGCTGGTCACTAGTAATGCCTTTCTACCGGTAATTTTTTCTAACCTTTGTTCAACTTCCTTTGTGTAAGGACCATTAAACATTATTTCAGATTCTGCTGTTTTTTCAATACAACTGATGTATTCTTCTTTGATGTCTTGGAAAAATCTTGCTACATTTCCGTACTTAATCATTGATGATACCTGTGAGTGAAACGGTCATCTGTGGTACATAACCAGCGTTGGAACTGCAATGACCCATACCGTGAGGAATTTCATATACATCTCCGGGTTGCCAATTGGCTATAACAGTCTCTGATATTTGGAATATATGACCGTTATCCCAATCAGTGACAGGGAACCAAAGTCTTTTGATTTGACCGTGTTGGCACATTTGTGTTTCCTTATTGATCTGTAATTCTTTACTGAACATTTTCATGAATGCTCCATTGGTATCTACGTGCCATGTTACCCCATGACCTGGCAGTTTTACAAATAGATTAAAAAATAAGAAGTCTGGCCTTAGGTTAACTAGGCCAAGATTGTTTTTACCAAACATGTCAATCATTTTTTGATTGGTTTCACCGTTAATGCCATAGTTCAATCCAAAACTATTATGCACGTTTCTGCCTAAGTCCGCATGGAGGTTTGTTAATTTACAGGTAAAATCATCACAGTTCGATTTGAATCCTATGTAGCTCTGATTAGCGTCATTAAAGTAGTCCATTGAAAATTTTATCCATTCCTCTGGGTCGACATCAACTTTAGTCAGTTTTTTTGGCACATAGGTATTGAGAGCATCAAAATGCTCCTTTGCCCATTTCCACTTTTCATCTTTGATTAATTTTGTGTAATGTTCTTTTCTCATATTATGATTTATCCTCATATCCGAACCCGTCGGACAAGATTGGAATCATCTGACAGAACCTTCCCATTGGCTTTACGTTCTTCCCGTCTGATTCTGTGCCATATGGAACATCTTTGTACAGTTCGTGTATGACCTTCATGGAATCATACCATTTGTCGATGTAGTCGTGTATACCTATCTTTGGCAATTCCTTTATGAAGTGCCGGGCCTTGCTGTTCAGGTTGAACGTTGCTTTGCCTAGGAAGTGATAATTCAGCCATGCTTTATCCACCTTTGTACCAAACAAATCTAAAATCTTATTTTTAATTTTTATTTCTTTAATTGATTCATATTCATATACGCCGTCCTGTGTTAGGTCAGGAAGAGAATCAATGAAAGCGTATGCCATTGCTACGGTCAGTTCAGGATTGTCCTTGTCGTAAAATAAAGGATAATGATTTTTTATGTGCATCCATTCCCCAATGGCTTTTACATCCATTTGGGCAAAGTAAGGCTTACCGTCTTTAACCAATACTGTGGGTTTCTCCAACCCTGTTATGTTTGCAAAATCGGAGTCTGTATTCATTAATGATTCTCCCAGTTGGGTGAAGAAAGGACGAATTGGCAACAGGCATCCTCCGATCTTTTTGAACCATTCTGGATCGTCAATAAAATTAAGACTTTCTTTTGTGGGTGATATGGTTTTCACAACACCTATTTGATTTCCTTGGTGCTGTCTGGCGTACTTGATCGCTGGTAGATATTCTAAGTCCGCACGAACATTGCCAGAAAAAGATACGAGTCCAGATACTACTTCATCCAAGTAGATATCGTTTTCAATACAAAGTTTCAGCATTGTCCAGGAATCAGTACCTCCACCTAGTGCTAGTCTTACCTTACTATTCTTTTCACGTATTTGTTTGAGACCTTTGATCATCAGATCCGGGATCACTTGATTTGAAATATTTTTAGGTTTTTCCAGACCACTTATGGATTCTATGAATTGCTTGTCAAACTCATAGTGAACATGATGTCCTGTTTGTTTTGAATGGTCTAGAGCCTGAAACAAATTGTAGAATACTTTGTCTCCGGATTTATAATTTTGATGGAATGGCATTGTACTATAGCGATATTATATAATACCGCTATAGAGATGTAAAGCGTTAATTACGCAACTTTTACTTTTTGTGCTAGTTCTTTTGTGTCAACGAAAGTCATAGTTTCGTTCTGCGTTAAAGAATCTAACCATGCATTTCTCTTAACAACAAGCATGAAAGCATTTCTTGGTACTTCAGTCAAGTTCTGAGTTTGGTGTCCAGTATGATCTGGATTGAAAATCAAGAACTGTCCTTTTTGTAAGTTAATACTTACTTCCGAGTCAGCAGTCTTGAATCTGTACCAAGCACCACCCGGTTGATCAGTCAGTTGCACGAAAATCCTTAGAGTCTCACCGTGTTCATTTCCACGTTGATTGTCAAAGTCCGTGTGCATCTGCATGTAAGCACCTGGTTGTTGTTGGAAGATTCTAATTCTAGTTTTCTCAACCTCAAACCAGTCACATATAGCGGCCAGTTGTGGTGAAGCAAGTTTAGAGTTAGTGTCTTTGTAGTCTGCTGGATTTTCTTCTTTCCAGAACTCTTGTAGTTGATCGTGTGTAGTATCTTTACCGTCTGCACTTCTAAAAGAGTTGTAAAGGTATTGAGAATCTTGGCCTTTCATAGCGTCGATCTTCGATACTTCTTTAAAGTTATCGCCTCTTTTTGTGAAGTTCAGTGCTTTCAATTCACTCTCCCAGTCTCCTTGGAAAATGTATGAAGAAGCATAGATACCAGTATGAGGATTGTATCCCTCTGGTTGGTGGTTGATTACATTTTCAATCTCACCGTCTTTGTTAGTAGTAGTTTCAAACTTGTACATAGTTTGTGTCTCCTTAAGGTTTATTTGACTCCTATTGATATTTAGTTAGGCTATATCCCATATCCTAATAATCTTGTGATTACTACACTTTTCCTGTATATACTGCTCACAGACCAGTTTGGTCATGGCATAAATCAAATGTCCGTGTCCTAGATTACCTGTGTTGATTTCTCTATTACCTTTCCAATCAGGAAAATTCACAGTTCCTATTTTGCTATCAGTAAAGTCTTCTGCAGTTACGGCCGCCGATAACGGAGTTATTTCATTGCTTGTGATCCCGTACACTACTTTTGTAGAAGCGTAAACAAACCTGCAGTCTTTCGCTCTTGTGTCTAACAATTTTTTCATAGCATTTTGTTCTAACATGAATGTGCTGAAATCTCTTCTCACACCTGTCTTTCTACAGGCCCTTGCCACATGCCATACTGTGTCCACGTCCTTATGGTCTTCGAACCAGTCTTTGTAATCAACGGCATTTTCAAATCTCACAGGGCAGGCCACCGTGTCAGGAAACTGCATAAGACTTTTACCTAGTGTGCCTGTTGCTCCTATGACTGCTACTGTCACTTTGTTATACCAGTGATTGTTAGTGTGTACTTGGGTGCTATACCGAAGTTTGCACTTGTGTGGAAAACATTAGGAGGGATGATGTATGCGTCGCCCGGGGACCAATTTGCTATGACGTTGTCGTGTACTTGTAGAACATGTCCCCAGTCCCATTCACTCACTGCCACAAAGAATCTTGTAGGCTGTGCTTCTCCGTAGAGTTTTTTGAAACCCTCCAGTCCATCGCTGTGAAGAGGCAAACTATGTCCTGGCATGTACTCTAGTAGTCTCACAAGTACTTTTTCATAATCCAAATTTAGTGCTTCGAAGTTATGCCTACCTACCATTTCCCTCAGAATTTGATTGTGCTTGTCTTCGAGACCCCAATTTGATTCGGAAGTGTTGTGTTTGTTGTAACCTATCCAATTGGCATTGATGGCCTGTTCGTTGCCCATGTCACTTAAGAAGGGTCTTGGATGCCACGATTTTGTAGTCGCCTCGTCTCTGTGTGTGTTTGCGAATGCTTCAAATTCGTTGGAATCTATTTCAAGTGTGCAGTGCTTCTCCACTGCTAGGTGCTGACCTAGATCCACTTCTCTATCAGCAAGGTATTTCTTGAAATATTGATTGTCCAACATTACCTTAAGAAGATTGAGATCTCGTTTTTGGGTTTGTTACTTTTTAATGGTTTGCTCCACCATCTGATAATCCGTTTGATCATTTTAGTTCTCCGCTCCAGTGTATCGTTATCTTTGGATTTATTCCGGCGTTGGCACTTCCGTGATATATGCCTGGCTTCAGGTCCCAAAGGTCACCTGCCCGCCATTGATTGAAACAGTGATTGCCGTAATGAAAGAAATGTCCAAAATCCCAATCACGCACGAACGCCATGTATCTACGTAACACAGTGTAATCTGCTTTTGCTTCACCAGTACGTCTTATGAAACTGCTGTATGTGTCTGTGTGGCTCCATATGGTGTGTCCCGGTGGTTGAACGAAAAGGCTGACGCCCATCTTGTCCTCTTTTAGGTTCGGAAACATTTTCTTTAATGGTTCATAGTATTCCCCAAACTCTTCGTTGGCAATCTTGAAATACTGACTGTTGTGCTTTGTGTGGGTGTTGTTCTTCAATGCCAACAGGGCCTGTTCTTTGATTGGCATACTGTTTACATTGTCGTTGGCGTGCATCACTGCATCGTTCTCATCGTCATACCACCAATACTTCTGTGGTGTCAGGTGTTCATTGCATTTCTTTATTGCCCAGTCACCTAGTGCTTTCCAATCAAAATCTTTGATAGTGTGCATGAAGCACGAAGCGTCGTCATGATCTTTCTTCATTGGATCCCAGTGCCATGGGTACTGTTCTAATATCTCAGTAGGAACCGCGTGTTTGGGTTCTAGCCGTTTCTCGGATATCTTACTTCCTAATTTCATTAGTGGATGCTCCGCTGATGCTACAAGTCAGTTTCAATCTCATGCCCATGTTGGCGGAACAATGAGGTTGAGGTATCGGTAGATCGTACACCTCACCTTTCTTCCATCTTGGGAAATAACTGTTCTGGAATTGAAGCACGTGTCCCCAGTGCCAGTCTGTGATCATGACTAGGTATCTCCTGATAGGACCTAGGTCACACATCTGAGCATCTATGTCAGGGTTGAGGTTCTTGTTGTTCCTACACCAGTTACCGAGGTTGTCATGATGCCATGGCAGTATCTGTCCTGGCAGGTATGCCAATAATCTTATCAAGGCCGTGTCGTAGTCTATGCCAATCTTGTCTTCCCAAACCTGTCTTGTTCCTAGCAACTCTTTGATTCTTTCATTGCTGTCTCCGTAGAGACCCCAGTTATATTCTATGGTGTTCCTTGCGTTATACCCACACTTCATAGGAAGGTTCATTGTGAGCTCACTGATTCCGTTATGGTATGGTCTTTTCTCGTAATACTTCTTTTGAACTGTTTCTTTGTTGTTCATCATGAAGTCGATAAAATCTTGTTCATTTATGTCCAATTGAGACATTGGCTTGGCATCATACTCTGTCGTGAGATCTGAACCTATGTCCTTGGCCCATTTCTCGTATTCCTTATCGGGTCTGTTTTCTATGAAGTCCCAGAGTGTGACTTCCGGTTGTTTGGCCATGAGGCTCGTTTCAACGTAAATCTTTGGGTCCGCTGGAATGTCCTTGTAATTAGACATAACCTGACTTGGCTTCAGTTTTCTTTCAGTTGTCATTGTATCTCCTATAATGTAGTATAGCACAGAACAGCAATAGGAGTCAATTATTGATTCTGTACTACACTATGTTTTTTGGAGTTAGCGAGATCTTCGCACACGGCTTGGCCCTTTTCTATGGCTGTCCCTTTCGGTACTGGCGGGTCGTTTTTTATGCCGACGTCACTTGTTAGTGGCGCTACATTTTTATTTATCTATGTTACTGATCGATGATGCCAGTTAATGATACCGTGTACTGTGGCACATATCCTGCATTTGAACTACAGTGGCCCATACCGAACGGTATTTGGTATATGTCGCCTGCTTTGTAATTTGTTAACACAGTCTCACTGATCTGGAACATATGACCATTATCCCAATCGGTTACGGGAAACCAAAGTCTGACTATCTGTCCTAGTTGGCATTTCTGTGTTTTTGGATCTATTGTAAGTTCGTCCTTGAATCTTTCAGTGTACCTTCCAATGTGGTCCACGTGCCAAGCAACGCCATGACCTGGCAGTTTTATCAGCAATCGAAAAAACAAGTAGTCAGGTCTCAGTTTCAACAATTTCCTGTTGTCCTCACCAAACATTTCAATCATTCTTTCATTTGTTTTTCCTTCGACACCGTAATTTAATTCAAAACTGTTGTGTTCATTCCTACCGAGCTCAACATTTGCCGTTGATAGTTTTCTCGCAAAATCATTGTAGTGCGGTTTTGGAATTTCATAATTTTGATGAGCATCATCAAAATGTTCAACAGTAAATTTTACCCATTCGTCCTGATCGATTTTGCATTGTGCTATTTTTTTTGGAGTGTAAGTGTCCAGAACATCGAAATGCTCCTTGATCCAATTCCAAGGTTTGTCATTAACCAATTTTGCGTAATCTTCTTTTTTCATCTATGTCCGTACTTATTGGTTGATTTTGTAGAAGTCATTGACTGTGGTAGCGACTTTTTCTATCTCTGCATCAGTAAGCCATGCGTGATTTGGTAATACAATTATGTCTTTACAAAACCTATCTGTGTTTGGAAATTGTTTGTCAGAACCAAAGAAATCCGCAAAGTTGTCTGTGTATTGCAAAGTGGCCTGGACTCCATTATCTGCTAAAAAGTTCAGCAATTTATTCCTGTCTTTTGACAAAATAGAAAACTTGTGATAGTTAGACTCGCAGTAATCTGCTGGATGTATGATTTCAAAAGGTAGATTTATAAATTTATCTGTATAGTATTGATGAATATTCTTTCTCTTAGATTGCCACTGCTGTAGATAGTCCAGGCCTATATCTATCTGAGCGGCCTGTAGTTCATAAGGCGTACCGTTGGTTCCAAATGACACGATACCGGTATCTCTGGACAGTTTCCCATTCCTCGATGCCGCCTCCACTCTATCTGACATTTGGTCATCGTCCCAAAGAAGTGCACCATGGGTGCCCGCTGTGGGTATAGGTTTGTTACCTGCAAAACTGAACACAGAAGCATCTCCGAAACTGCCGTCAGGTTTACCCTTATAGGATGATCCTATTCCTTGGGCACAATCTACAATCACTTTCGTGTTATCTGCAATTTTTAAATTGTCGTAGTCTATGGTGTTACCATACAACGACACGGGAATGACCGCATCATGATCGAATTTTTCATCAAGCAACATAAGACCTTTGTGATCAATATCAAAGAACTCAACATCGTTAAGCAGTGACGCTTGATTGGCACTGGCTACAAAACTGTAGTTCACACACGCCACCCTCTTTTTTATTATATCCCACGCCATCAGTGCTGTCATGATTGCAGTGGTGCCTGAGGTAAGCAGTTTGGCGTGTTTTCTTCCTGTGATTTTTTTGAGTTTCTCTTGAACTGAATGGGTATAGTCTCCGTCTATTGTTTGCCCAGAGGTGTGTATTTTGTGATATGCCTCATTTAGACGTTCTTTGATTTGTGAGTATAGTCTATCTGCGGCTTGATTTTTAATCATCTAAAGGGAGACTGTCCATTGATTTGTTTTGTTCACAATAGATTCATCGTCAAGGAATCCTGTGATACGCAATATAGGACGCAGGTTCCAACCAAAATTGCAGGTTCCGTGTGGGACTGCCCGCCATTGAAAGTTTACAACATCTCCTTTTTTCCAATTCAGCCATGGTGTTTCACCCCAAAGCCAAGATTGTCCTGGGTGCCAATCATCTAATGCCACAAACATTCTGTAGAGATTCCTACTGCCAACAGGTTGTCTTAATTTGTGATCAAAATCTTGCTGTAGGAAGTCTTGTGTGACATCAGTCTTGTGTTGAAAATAACTTGATATGTTGTCCATATGCAGTTTACAGATTTGACCTGGATGTTGTAAATGAATTGTTGTATCAGGTTCAGCCATTCCTAGCACATCTGTGATCTCTTCTAATCCTTTTACGTGATTTAGTTTATCAAAACCCAACTTATATCCATGCAGTGTGTCTAGCCTTACTTCACTGTTGTCTTTGTGTTTGTCATCTTTTTCGAGAACTTCTTTATAGGTAATTTTATCTAGCAGTCCTGTGAATTCAGGCAGGCCACTTATGTTTCCGAGATAGTCATATCCACTATGTTGTGGCCAGTAGTGTTGGGCTACTGTCCTTGTCATTTCATAATAGTTTTCGTGGTCTTGTGATAAAAAATCGATCCATTCCCCGAACGTCTTAATTTTTTGGTAATCTTCTAGGTAAGTCACAAAATTATTTAACTGTTACTTGAGGTTGGCTAGTATTTCTGCTTCTCTGGCTTTTGCGTTTTCTAACTTCCTTTGTTTCGCTAGTTCCAGTTCTTCTGGGTCTGGCTGTTTTTCTGGTTCCAGTTTGGTTGGTACTTCTATTGGCATTCCTGTGTTGTCGAACCATCTACCATCCGCCGTTGATGTACAAGCACTATAAAAGTTGACCTTTTCACCCTGTGCATTTTTACCTGTGATCAATCTACGTTTGCTGTAGAGTTTTCCTGTGTATACTGTACCATCCTTCTGGTGAAGTGAACTCTCATACAATGATCCATGCACCCTGTCTATCATGATGTACTCGTCACCCTCCTCGTCCTTCTTTTTCTTTGCTTTGTCGTAGGATGCCGGCAGTGAGTGTATTGTGTTTGGGTAATATCTGTTCGTGTAGGAATGGAACTTCTGCTGTTCAAACTTGCTGGGTGCGGAGTCTGTGATCTTGCCCAGTCCTTCCAGTAATTTCTTTGTTTTTTCGCTTGGCATAATGTCTAGCTCTCCACCAGTCCGTTATCGACTCCAACCTCGCCTTTGGCGTAGGATTGTTTTGCTCCGCCTCCGGCTATCCTATCCATCATCGACATAGAGTGTCTCTAATTTTTAGATTGCAAATGAGAATTGGTACCTTACCAGCTCTGGTGGATTTGCTGTTTTTAATTATACACGAAATATTTTATTTGTCAACACATGGCACACAATTAAATAATAATATGCGTTATCATGTGGGAATAGGCTGTAGTTTTGGGGCATCGGAGCATAGTGTCCATGAAATATTAGCCAAAAAATTAGATGCAAATTTTATAAACCTAAGCCATGTTGGTCTTGGGAATTTTTTCATGCTGACCGAACTTTCGTATTGGATCGGGGCAAATAAAAATAAGATCAAAGACACAACATTCAGTATAGGGTGTAGTGGCATATATCGTAACGATATGATAACTCAGTGGGATCATGAAAAAGAACGAGCACTATCTTGGACTAACTGGAGGGCGGATCGAGAAGATGATCATAGAGGAAGAGAGATCAACGGTGGACACACAGTGAAACATTTACCAGACGATGTAGATTTAATATTAGATCATACAGTAAGATTCTTGACTTATGTACAGGCTATTCAAAATTTATTAGATTCACACGGATGCAGATATGTGATGTATAATGCAATAGACAATCACGTGCCTAAAAACAATTTCAGTTTGAAACATAGATCTCGTGTTGCAGTGTTTGAAAAAAATATTAATACGACAAAATTTTACAATATTCAATATTCCCAGTGTCAGTTCATAGGTGGAAAAAAATTGTTCAAAGATCCTACTCCAGCATTGGTAAAAAGAAAAGTTTTAAACTGGCCTACAGATGACAACCAGTTTGCTGTCAAAGATGCACACCCGTCAGAAGAAGGCGACAAACAATGGGCAGAAATTTTGTGGGAACACTGCCAAAAAAATCAACTTTTGTAACCAATCATTTCAAAATGATCTCGAAGAGTGTAATTTTGTAGATCAATGTTCTTGCCTACTACACTTCTTATTATCTTGGTATAGCCGGCCAATTGGTACCTACGGAACGGATACTCCCAGTTGCCTGCCTGTTGCCAGTCACCTTCTAGAATATGTTTGTCTGCATCATCTATAAGACACAATGGCATCTGTAGTACAAGTTCTGCTGATATCTTGTCGTGTAGGTATGCGGTTATGATCTTGTTCTGTGGTATCACGTGTTCGAGGTGTTGTTTGCTTTTTAAAAGTGATCCTTCTGCTTTATAGTGGTATCCCATGGGTGCCAACTGTTTCTGCATGGATCTTATGTACAAGACCAAGGATGTTTTTATGTGCCTTTTTGTTGCCTGGCTCCATTTATTATTGAACAATTCTGCTTTCATACTGTCTATGTACTCCGCCAGTTCTTTGAGCTCTGGCCTTCCCTTGCTCTTGAAGTTTATTTCGGGTAGGTTAGTAAGGCTTTGGAAGTCGATCATTGAACTGCTCCTCTGTTATCATTTCCATCACAACTGCGTCTGCACCATTATCATAGTGTTCCCACACTGCCTCAATGATGTCCTTGTATGGCAGACCATATCCGTACTCCTCAGTCTTTTTACCTTTGGTCACTTTACAGATGTAATAACTTAATTTACTTGACATACTTGTTGAATGCCGTTTGTGCCTCTGAGTCTGGTGCTATGTCGCCCTCATCTAACTTCAGTGTCACATTTGGCATGTAGCTCGGCTCGAAACCTTCTGGTTGTTCTATCTGATATGTTTCTTTAAGCATGTGACCCATTGCCACTGGTGCGTCCCACCCAACACCGTTCGCGTGTTGCCACTGCTTCTTTGTTGCAGAGTGCATCAGTGTTGCACTAGGACAAACCTCTTTCAGACTTATCAGCATCTTCATCATCCAGTCCTCAGGTAGCCTGCTTAATCGTTTGGCCTCACTGCCCATCTGGTACTGTTTCATCAGGCCTATGAAAAGACCCTGATTGATCTCTCCGCCCTCTTCGTCACCATACACCGCTTTGATGGCCGTGAGTGCGTCTTTCAACCCTTGTTCGCCTGCCATCTTGATGCCCTTGTATGCGTAATCAAAATGTGAGAAGTAGTGTTTGTTAGGTCCACACTTGCCTGGGCTCTTCCTAACACGTTTTGGCTCAAGGTCAATATCACACTCGTCAAATACCTTTTGTACTGCGTGTGCCGTTGCCACCCTCTCTGTTTCGGTTTCTCCCATCTTGTATCTGTGTAGTAAGCATCTGTGTATCTCTTCTGTACCAGCCCTTAGGATACCCGAATCATTTACTATCTCGAATGCCTCTGCATCAAAGGCCGGCTCATCTGTTTCTACTATTGTGACTGGTATCTTGGTCCAACCCAGCAACGCCAGTGCTACTGCTCTGTGTTGTCCGTCGAATATGTAAAGTGTCTCTCCGTCTGAACGTTTGACTGCTGACACAGGGCAACATACCCTTGGATCGAACTTCTTCATGATGTTCATCACATGTCCCGCCCTCACGTCTCTCTGCACGGAATAATTGAATGCGAAGTGTTCTAATGGATGATCTTCAACACCCCTCGGCAACAGTCTGCCTTTTGCTATTTGATTCTGTAGATTTACTTTGGCTTCTGCCAACTTGCTGTTCCAGTTTGGAACGTCCTCTGGTGCTTCTTTTTTGACTTCGTTTACCACGTCTAGAAGCATTTTTACGTTGCTCATATGATCTCCTATAGTTAATGAGTGCAACCGAGGGCAGAATTCCTACAATAGGATAAACCCTAAATTACCTCTTTATTATAACAGATCTTTTGATTAAGTCAACCTAGGTTGATTTTGTTGTGTCAACATATAAGCAGGAATGTGCTTCACTGTCTATGTAATAACCAAAAGTCTTGAATGTTTCCACCAAGGACCTGGCTTTCTTTTCTGCCTGTACAACGCACTGATCTTCTGTTGCATAGAACTTGACAGGATCTTCCTCGAACAACGTGCAGGGGTTACCTAATGTACATATCACTACTAGAACTTTCCACATATACTGTAATTACCTCATTTTCTTCTTGCCAAGGAGGTCCCTCACGGTGTCTTTGCAGGCGTCGTGCCAGTAGATGCCAGACTCCCGCAGTTTCTCGTTGGCAGTACGCAGTTTCTCCATCTTGCGTTCTATTGTTTTGAATTGTTTGATAGTTAGAGCTCGATCCACCTGTTTCTCCAACTTGTTCAGCACTGAGTCAATTGCAGGGCAAGTGATGTCAGGCACTTTCGGAGCCTTCTTACGGATCTTTGACCAATAAGCGGTCTTCGTTTTTGGTCTACGCACACTAATATTTAGGCACGTGTAATCACTAGGAAAATGCTACTATAAGTTAAGTGGTAATTTATATTAATGTAATGCAACCGTACAAGAAAATTGATGTGTAAACAACAAGTATTGCCCACATAGTCTTGCTCATTTGATCTTGTGTCTCTTCTCGTGATTTTTGTGGCCTTGATGTCTGCCCATGTAGTACTCACCAGGCTCATAGTCCCATACTTTACCGTGATGTCCACGGAAGTCAGCATAGGCCATTCTAAGTTTTACCAGCATTTTGACTAACGGATTCTTGCTTGTTCTCACTTCTTGTCTAACGTCCTATTTTTTTCTTTCTACCCATGGGTATCTGTTGATCTTTTACAAAGAGCTCTCCTGCCTTCGTCATCCATTCGATAGTTATCATCTTTGCTTTAGAACTGCCCTGAAATGATTTTACTGCCTTCTTGAAAGACATTGCCTCTACTTCTTTAGTTTCTGTTCCGTCTGTGATTTTAAATATTCTATTTTTTGGCATATAAACTAATTTAGCATAGAAACTAATTTCTGTCAACTAATTGATGTCGATCCTAGATAAATAATTTTATGAAGCACAAACATCATATCATTCCTAGGCACGTTGGGGGCAGTGATCACCCAAGCAACATCGCTCATCTCACACCTGAGGAACACGCCGAAGCACACAAGAAGTTATGGGAACAGTATGGGCGTTGGCAAGATTACTGTGCTTGGCAAGGGTTGGCCAAACTATCAACAGATACGGAGCATCACAGTTTAGTAATGACAGAGAGAAACAAAGCAAGTTGGAAGGATCCAGAAGTAAGGGCAAAAAGAATTGCGGGTATAAAAGCGGCCAGGGGCAATGATACTAGGGGTTGTAAGAAGTACAAAGTAACATTTCCAGATGGTAAAGTTAAAACTATCAGCAGTTTAAAGAAGTTTTGTGAGGGGCAAAGACTCAAATACAATTCATTCTGGAGAGCAACTATTGGCGACAACAGAGAGTTTAAAGGATACAAAGCGAAGTTGACAGCATAGACATTCTGTGTTTAAATACAGTTAAGTTTGTTGACTAACAATTAATAAGCGGACGAGACGCGAGTTCAAATCTCGCCACCTCCACCAATTTATTACTTGGTGGCTTATGTAATCCCTTCCGGGGGTGTTATTGGAATCGATCGACGTCTAAACTTGTTACGAGAACTTGGAGATGGTACTGACCTAACAGGCCAAGTTTTAAATGCAAACAAAAAAGCATTAGGATTTGCTGACTTAACAGTTGGTATGTCTGAATTGAGATTAGCGGCGTAATAACCAATAATCCCAGGGGTTTGGTCCACCTTGCAACAGAACGGACCATAACTATTAACATGTACAAACTATTCGCAACCTTCTGCATACTGGTCAACGGTGTTGCCGAGTGTACGACTTACGATGATAATGACAAAAAGATCTACAAAGATCTCAAAACGTGTGAGGAGAGAGCAGAAGTTAGATTCTACGAGACTGCAGGCGGGTTCATGCAATACAATATACTGTTCGAGTCTATCGTTATTGGTTGCAAAGGCGGGGATGAATCCTAGTCCTTAACAGCGTACCAAACACCTTTGCCCGTTACATCGTGTTTACCACCAAATGCCTCTTTCACTGACCTTTCAACTGTACCCCAGTTATAATCATCTCCCATGGAGTATCCACCACTTTTCAACTTAGGTAGGTACGCTTCTATCTCGTTCTTGACGAAGGGATAGGAATGATCTGAGTCATGGAATATGAAGTCCATGCTGTTGTCAGGTATTTGATCTATGATTGCTAACGACCTTCCCTTTATTATGGTTATCCTGTCTCCCCACGGCTCAGCATTGTCTCGGAAATGCTTCTCGTTCTTGTTGTGATCCCATGCATGGTTCTCGTTTGTGAACTCTTCCACGGTCAACTTTCCGTCCTTCCATCTGGGTTTCTTGTTGAACTGCCAATCATATTCTGGATTATCTGGTTGTTCTTCCCATGAGTCGACACAGAACATCTTCACATCGGTCTCTCTCATCATGTAGAATGTTGTGACACCTACCCAAACACCAAGTTCTAACCCTTGCTTCCAGTTGTTCTGTTTGGCGAATTTTGCTATTACCCTATATCTGTCCATGTTGTCTCCACTGTTTTGATTTTGCCCCTTGTTCCTTTTTCATGATAGATGAGACATTGGTTGTGTGCTCTTAGGTCTCTGTTTGTTTTCACATCTAAATGCCTTATCCATTCTTCATGCTTTAAATTGTTATATGGAAGTGTTTCAAAAATTTCTTTGATTACCAATTGGTCCACCCCTATTGTGTCTGTGTCTTCTATAAGTTGTTGCATTTTTATTGCGGCTTCTTTGGCTGATGCTTTCTGACTGTGATGAAAGTTACAAAACGTTGCCATCAACTTGGGTTCTTTCTTTTTAAAAAAATCACAGTATTTTGTGAATGCCATATCTGATTGTGCAAACTGTTTTTGATCTTGATTAGGACGTCTCAGAGCATACGAATCAACGTCTGCTACGATCACTGATTGATTTTCCAACAGGTTGTAACCCAGCAGTATGAATCTCTGTGCCTGACAATATGTCTCATATGAGTATGGGAACCTTAGCACAGACTTGTCTGTGGTGCAGTGTGTGTATGTTACATCCAGATTGTCTAGTCTTTGCATTGATCGGTCAGATGGGTCTATGACGTGTACGTGTATGGGCAACTGCCAGTGTTGCTTGTAGGTTTTGTAAAATCTAGGGAAGTACTGTTCGAAATACTTGTCGTCACAGGATGTCAGAATAAACCTTTCAATCGTGGGCCAGTCGCCTATTACATCCTTGAACATTAACTTAAGGTGTTTGCTGATTCGTTTAGATCTAATTGCCTTGCTATTTCATCACGATCATGTTGGTTCATGTTTTCCAGCAGTGTGTTGCTGAGGCTATTGATTGTCCTGTCGGCTGTTGTTATGCCCAACTGTTCACAACTTTTGGTTATCTTTTGTTCAACAGTGAACTTATTGTAGCCAGCAGTGTCTATCCTCGTATCACGCTGTGCCTTGTCCGCCACAGCCGCTAGGTCAGTTCCATCTGTGACATCAGGCAGTCCACTGTCCGCCAACACCTTGTCTATGACTGAACTCTTGTCTGAGTCTGTGTCTGTGGTGTATATTGGATTTAGATTGTCCTGTTCGCTTTCGTAGTTGTTGAAATAGGTTTGCCAATTTGTGTCCTGTGCTACTGTGCTCATCAGAGTCCTAAGAGTAGCATCTTCGGCCAACGCGGCATAACTGACGTTTTCAGACAGTGTTTCTATATAAGAGGACAATGTTGTCAAATTAGAATTCTCTAATGAGACCTGTACATTGATCTTCTCTCGCATGGCTGTAAGATTATTCCTGTGTGTTAGGTATGGTTCCGCCGCTAAAGCATTATTGAAATTTGTATGTGCTGTGGCAACCGCTGTTGCGAAAGTGTCTAATGTTTGTTGGAAGTCTGTTGAGTCACTAACCACACCGTTTATGAAGTTGCTCAAATTGTCATATGCTGTTTCCAGTGCTGTCTCTGTCGCCAGATTCGCTGTGACTACAAAGTTTATAGATTCTAACAAGGAGGTGAACACAGGTGCTGTGCTATCTTCTGTTGTAACGAATATATTGTTGAGGGTGCCCAGGTGGTTGTTCACTGTTCTGCTCTTGTCCGAGGCAGGCACACCATGAAGTTCTGGAATCAATCCTTGCACTGTCTGGACGTTCTGTAAAATTCCTAGGAAAGTTTCAGTCTGTGTTTCGTCTGCAGGCACAGGCACTATGGTAGCATCAATAATAGAAGCACTGTGTCTCACTAGGTCTCCTAACACCCTGCCCATATTCAGGTGTGCGATATTATTAATGTCGTCTTTGAGATCATTCTTCTGAGATGTGGTTAGTACTGTGTTGTTTTGTATGTTAGTGTCAAGACTCGAACTCTTGATCACCCATCCAACTTTCAATGTGTCGACTGCGTTCTCTAACGCTTGATTGGAGAAGTTTGGTGTGTTCTCCACCAGTGATAATAATCCTTTGTTGACTGTCATGATTATCCTGCGAACACGTCGAATGACGCTCCTACCATTGCACCAAAATCTGCCTTGTCACCCTTCCTGCCAACACCTATATTTTTAACAAACACACGCCTAGAACTGCCTGTGAGTTTGGCTGGATGGTTTATACATTTAAGACCAAATTTAATGAAGTGAGTGGCAAGCCTGTCACCACGTACCAATATTGGTTTGCCATTGGCGAACACTGAATACTGAGATGCCAGCACAGGTGCTGTTCTATTACATCCGTGTCCGGTCCTACATCTATCTCTGTGTCGTGATATCCTTGGCATGACAGTATTTATGGATGCCAAAAACCGCTTGGATTATAACTTAAATTTGCTGAATTGACCTTTTTTGACGTCTTGCTTGATCCCGCCAACGATGTATGATTCCACTTCCGTTTCCTGTGGTGCCACCTGCATGCCTTTTGAACTCAACCAATGTTGTGTCCATGGCAATGGGTTCGCTGATGCTGATACATCATATATGGGATCATATCCCAGAGCCCTCAGTCTCTTGTTGGCAATCCACTCAACGTAGTTGCCCAACAGTTTCTCGTTAAGTCCTATGATAGAACCATCTTTGAACAGGTACTTGGCCCAGGCCTTCTCTTCCTCAACACAGTCCTTGAACATCTGTATCACTGTCTTCTCCGTGCCTTTCATGGCCTTTGTCATCTCTGCGTCATCACCTTTCTGCCATGCCTTGATCACGTGTGTAGACAGGTTAAGGTGTGTTGCTTCGTCTCTTGCGATCAATGAAAGTATCTTTGCAGAACCTTCCATTAGTTTAAGTTCACCGAATGCGAATGTGCAGGCGAATGATATGTAGAATCTCAATCCTTCTAACAGGTTCACTGTGTTCATTGCAAGATACAACTGACGCTTTAATTCTAGCATGTCAACTTTCTTGCCCACTGCGTGATCCAATGCCATCTTGCCAAACTTGTCATACTCGTGTGTGACACTTTTAGCTCTCTTCAATATCTCTTTGTCATCCAGGATAGTGTCAAACACTTCACTTGGATCTGCGTACACGTTCTTCATGATGTGTGTGTATGAACGACTATGGATAGTTTCAAAGAAGTCCCAAGTCACGATACATCCTTCTAGTTCAGGATTGCTGACATATGGCAAGAACATAAGGCTTGGTCCTCTACCTTGCACTGAATCCAATAGTGTTTGATATTTCAAGTTGCTTGTGAATATGTGTTTCTGTTCTGGTCGGAAGTTCATGAAGTCCGCTCTGTCCTTCTGCAGGCTGACCTCTTCCGGTCTCCAGAAGTAACCGATCATGGTCTGGTTCAACTTGTCGAACTGTGGGTGTTTGAAGTTGTCATATCTCTGTACGCCACCGTCCTCGCCAAAAAACATAGGCTGTTTAGTGAAGTCAACTTTCCCCTGGTTAAAAACTGTTTTCGTCATAATAATTCTCTAATGTTAGATTGTACAAGCGTCGCACTCACCGTCGTCTGCGGCTGTACTTATCTGTTCAACTGGATTTTCAGGTTCAAGGATGACATCCTCTCCGTCGTCTTCCAGTTGTGCGGCAATACCCGCTGGTTGTACGTCCTCTTCCTCCCCTTTGAAATCGTATGTGTTTTGATAGTAACTTGTCTTCCATCCATACTTGTATGCTGTAAGCATGTCCTGTGCCATTGCTGAAAGAGGCACTTCATTGTTCTCATGATGTAATGGATTGTAACTCCAGTTACCTGATATTGCTTGATCGAAATACTTCTGCATCATAGCAACAACATTGATATATCCTGTGTTGTCAGGCATATCCCATAGTAGTGTGTAATCATTTTTTAGTTTAGGAAACCCTGGTGCTATCTGTTTCAGAGGCCCTTTCTTGCTTTTCTTGATCGCCATCAATGCTCTTGGTGGCTCTATACCGTTGGTCTCATTTGAAACAACTGAACTACTTTCACTTGGCATCTGTGCTGACAGTGTGCTGTGTCTTAGTCCATGCTTGGCTATGTCTTTCCTCAGACTCTCCCATGCCATTCTCTGTTTGTGTGGCACGATCTCGTCTATCTCTTTCTTGTAGTGATCTATTGGTAGTAGGCCGTCTGCATATTTTGTTCTTTCAAATGCTTCACACTTGCCTTTCTCCATCGCTATGTTACAACTTGCTCTCAAAAGATTATATTGGAAGGCCTCTGTAAGCCTATCAACTAGGTCCCATGCTTTTGGATCTGAATACTTGACGCCATGTTTTGCTAGGTAGTGTGCTAGTCCGATATAGCCAATTCCTAAACTTCTTCTTTTCTTTGTGCTAACTTCTGCCGCTTTAACTGGATAGTCTTGGTAGTCTATTATTTGTTCTAGTGCTCTAACACTTAGGTCACAAATACTTTCTAGTTCACTTAAATCATTCAATCCACCCACATTCACGGCTGAAAGAATGCAGAGTGCAATCTCTCCCTGCTCGTCGTGTATGTCTTGTATGGGTGTGGTGGGCAGTGTGATTTCTTGGCACAGGTTACTCATTGACACTTTGTCTTTGAATGAACTGTGTGTGTTACAGTGATCCAGGTTCATGATATATATACGACCTGTCTCTGCTCTCTCTTTTAATAAGTCAAAAAATAGATCCTGTGCAGGAACTGTTTTCTTTGGAATAGTTTTGTCCGCTTCATACTTTAAGTACAAGTCATCGAACTCCTCAGTACCAAACGCATCGTAGAGTCCAGGTGCCATGTGTGGTGAAATGAGAGTGATATCTTCTTCGTTCATGAATCTCTCGTAGAACAGTTTTGATATTTGTATTGAATAATCCATTCTTCTAACTCTGTTGTCCTCTGTGCCTTTGTTGTTCTTTAGCACAAGGATGTCTTCTATCTCTGGATGCCATATTGGAAAGTGTACTGTTGCGTTTCCGCCACGCACACCATTCTGTGTGCAACATCTCACAGTTGATTCAAATTTCTTTAGGAACGGAATGACTCCTGTGTGTTGAACCTCCCCTCCTCTGATCTTAGAATTGATACCTCTGATACGTCCTGCGTTTATTCCTATGCCCGCCCTTCTGGCAACGTATAAACCAATTGCCATGTCGCTTGAAAAGATACTTGGCAGAGTGTCATCGCTGTCAACTAGAACGCAAGAAGCAAATTGTCTGATAGGAGTTCTCACACCTGCCATCACTGGCGTTGGAATGTTTATCTTGTGCTGTGAGATCGCATCGTAATATTTTTTAACATAACTCATTCTTGTCTTTGTTGGATACTCTGCGAACAGTGTTGCCGCAATCATCATGTACATGTCCTGTGGAGTCTCATAAAGTTGTCCTGTGCTCCTGTCCTGCACAAGATACTTGTCACAGATCTGTCTCAGACCTGCGTATGTGAATTTAAGATCTCTGTCTCTACGTATCCATGTGTTGAATTTTTTTATATCTGTCTTTGTGTACTTGTCAAGGATTCCTTTGTCGTACACCCCCGATCTAATATTTCTTAGAATTAATTTCAATAATGGAATATATTCATACTGTCCGTGTGCTTCCTTCCTTACATCATAAGAAAGTAGTCTCGCCGCGGCGTATTGATAGTTGGGTGCTTCTAAACTTATTAAATCATTTGCTGAACGCACTAGAACATTTTGTATATCTTTGGTAGTCATGCCATCGTAAAACTGAATGTTGGCATTCATTTCTATTTGAGATGAACTTACTCCTGTAAGGCCTTCACAGGCCTCCTCAACGACGAAATGGATTTTATTGATATCAAGAATTTCTAACCTGCCATCTCTTTTTTGGACTTTGATCGTACTAGAGTTGGTGTTTGGCATTAAGGTTTTGTATTTTTTGTTTTTGATTTTTGTTTTTATTGTATCCATATTTATCTAAATCCGTGTGTTTAACTTTTTTTAACTTCTTTGCTTGGCCTTCATACGAATAAAATCACAACGTCGTTTTGCAATTTTATAATGTACTAATATTACGACGAAAAAAGTTTTTTGTCTATCTGTTTGTGAAGTTTATGCCAAGATTGTCACTTGGTAATCGATGACAGCAGTGTTACCTGTGTTGGTAGTTTGGTATTGGAACTTGATTGTTTCATTACCTGCGGTTGAGTCCTTGTTGTCGAGAGCCGCTATTAGGTCAACACCAACGTCTGCGTCACTGTCAACGGAGTTGTCGTCGTATGCGATGTTGGTTCCATCTGATGAGATGTCCATCCTTCCCACTCGTGTGTCTCCTCCCCTCTCGATTTTGTATTCAATTGTGATTCCTTTTGCGTTGAGTCCAGGATATTCTCTTATGGTGGCGGCCGATGATTGGTTGTTGGTCATTGTAAATGTTCTGATTGGTTTGGTCTGTCTAGCAATACCTTGTATTTCAGGCGCGGCGTTGAGTTCTGAACTACCGTCTGCGGCTCTTAGGTCCGATCTCTCAAAGAAGTCAAGTGTAGATGTACACTCGTCGTTGTCAAACTGTATCACAGGTACTTCAGTGATGGATCCAACACCCCCGAAGTTGTTGGCAACTGTCTTTGAGTAATAGTTTCCATTTGAGATTATGTTTCTCGGGCCTGTGCCTGTATCTGCACCTGCTGTTGGTTTCACCCAGATCGCTTGTTGTCCTATGTCACTCCAACTAGAGTTTGCAAAGTGTATGTCTCTTGGACCGTTTATTAAACCTGCTGTGCTACCATCCATCTCTGCTCCTATCAATGATCCATAGTAGGCAGTTGAGAAATCGCAGTCATGGAATCTAATGTTGGTTGCGTCAAAACTGATGTCTACCAATCTAGCAAATTTTGTGAATTGGCATTGATTGAATACTACATTTGTTGTTGAGTATGTCGTTGTTGAATTTGTTACTGTCACACCTTTCGAGTTTGAAGCATCCGCTCCACCTGATGCATAAGATCCTTGAAACTTCACATTGTTTATGTAGGCCTTTGCGATTCTATCTAAAGATATGCCTCCATAGGCCACTGTGTTTCTCACAGTCATGTTTGATATCTGAATTTGTGTTGGTGTAGTGGCTCCGGAGTTACCTATGTTTGCTCCAACGTTGCCTTCGTCATCTTGTGTAACCATCACTGCGTTGTTACCTGAATTTCTAATTATGGTCTTGTCTGGACCCTCGCCTACCAAGTGTGCGTATGGTGGTATCTTGAGTGCGGCATTGATTCTGTAAGTTCCCGCCGGGAAGAAAAGCACTCTTCTTGATCTTGTGTCGTCCTTGTCTGTGTCTTTGTAAATCTCGTCTATGGCATTTTGTATCGCTGTAATGTCTGCTGTGCTGTCATCTCCTTTTGCACCAAAGTCTTTCACTGACACACGTTCGTCTAGCCTGTCACCTATTGTTCTTTGCTGTGCTGTCCCTACAGGTGTGCTGTCACCAAGGTAACCTTTGTATGTGTGACTCAATGCTGTAGTGAATGCTGAACTGCCTGATGTTATGATTTCTGTATTTCCCACTGCTGGTGCACCATCGGCCACTGTTCCGTTACCTATGTATAATCTTTGTGTGTCAACTGACCAACCTATTTCTCCAGCCGCTAGTTGCGGTAGATCGGTATTCTTACCTCTTCTATGCTGTATGCGGCTTATCTGAACTATAGGCACGATTAATTGTTTCCTCTAAATTTTGTTAACATTTACTGTATTTATACAGTGTGCCAAACCCGCTTGCCGTCCGTAAACTACAACACTTGCTTGTAGTATTGCTCCAACTTACGATACCACTGGTCGGTCCAGTAGTCATAGTTCTCTATGTCGAACGACTGGTATTCGTTGGCCTGTGTGCATATGAACATGCGTCCGCTCTTTATGTTTGTGCCGTACTGCTTGTTGTGTGCCTCTGCGTATGCAACCAACTGGAGGTAGTAGTCGTCCACCCACTCTTTCTTCTTCAATCTACGTGACTGTTTGAAATCCATTATGGCGGGTTCGCCTTTATAAACACCAACTAAGTCTGTTGTGCCTGCATACAGTTCTTCATAGTAAAGTGATACTTCTGATCCCCACACTTCACTGACATTTTTTAATCCGTTGTCTATGATAACATTAGCCATTTTATGTGCTTTCTGCTGTATGAGATTTGAACCTGGTGTCCTATCTTCGCCCTTCACGTGCTTCTCTAGGCTACGGTGCATCACCGTTCCTATGTTGGCACTTTCTGTTGTGATCTGTTGTGCTTTCTCCACGCCAATCCTCTTGCGCCATGCATGTAGGTGTGTCATGTCCTTGGTCGCACTCAGCACTGTTGTCACACTTGGCACCTGTCTTCCGTCTGGGGTCTCATAGTGTCGCTTGTGGTTCTTGGTCACCCTGGACAGTTCTCCATATGGATATTTCTGTATGTAGGCTATGCCCTTGTCTTTAATGACGTCTTCTGGTATTTTCATAGACATATTGTATATTACTTTTGTGCCTTTGTCAAAGTTTCTTCCAGCTCAGGCAATAACTCACGCCAGGTTTTACCTTTTCTGTGTTTGTCTTGCTTTTTTCATGTAGTCACCGTTCCAGGTCTTCTGCAACGAATCATTGTTCATGTGTATCCTGTTGCCTTTCTTGTCTGTGGCGTTCTCCATGGTGGCACAGCAAAGTCTCACAGATCCGGACATGTGAACATACTGATGTTGGAATGGATAGGCACAATAAGTCTTAGGCATACTATTAATTATTGCTGTAAGTTTAGAGTTATTTTCTTCTGTTCATTGCAGATTTGGCCATCTGCTTGACTTTGTCTGTGCTTCCTTGGTCGTCGTAATCCATTGAAGGCTCTTTCTCTGCTTCTTGGTCTGTTTTGACAACAATTTTTTCGTTGTCAAAGTCTGCAACAACATTCTTTAGATCCCCGTCAGCGTCATAGATCCTCTTAAACACATCATAGTTGAACGCAGGATAACCCGTGTTGCTCATGATCTGCTTGACAGCGTCCATGCTGATATCACTGGCTTGATCTTTTTCGTCTGCGTCGCCCTTCATGTTCAACAGGATGTTGATAAGTGCTGACTCTAGGTCTGTATCGCTTTTGTTGAATTCGAAAAATCTCACAGGACTACTTCCCTGCTAGTTTACTGAACAATCTGTTTGATGCTTCAAACACTTCTTTTGATTCTCTTTGTTCTCTGCCTTCCGGTTCTGTTCCACCCGCTTCGGCATCAGAGGCGCCAAACTCATCTGACTCTAGGTCATCTGTACTCAAGTCATCTAAGTCTGCGTCTGGTGTGTCCATGTCCATCGTGTCATCGGCGCCCATAGGGTCTGATGCTACTTCTTCTCCGGTCAAAATTCTTACACCGTTGTCTAGCTCTTGTCTAGTTGTCGTTAAAGTGGCTTCCGCCTGTTCAATCGCTGGTTGGATTTTTTGTAGGAATGCGTCTGATTTATCTGCACCCATCTCGTCTCTGATTCTGTCTGCTAGTTCTAACATGCCTTCTGTCTTCATTGATGCTAGATCTTCCAAGAATGATGTGACCTTGTCCATCATGTCCTTGGCCGCTAAAATTAATTCTGATTGTTCTTCAACACCTTCTTTCACGCCCGTCATTGTACCTGTGCCTTTTGGCATCTGTTTCATTGCCATAAGTTTCGAGGCCGCTCCTCTTTCGTCTGGACTTAATGCCTGTCCTTTTGCAAGTTTGGCTTTAATTGGTGCCGACGCCTTATCTAAAATTGGGTTGTCCATGTTGCCACCATACTCGCCAAGTTTTCTCTCTTGTATTGCTTGGTTGATGATGTCTAACATCATTTGATTCTTCTGATAGCCGTCGTTTGTTAATTCTTGTCCAAAGTGTGTGTTCTGTGTTATCTCGTGTATCTTAGTTCTCACGTGATTTGCGTAATCTTGTAGTTCTTCTTCGTTGAACTGTGAAAGATCCATGGTCATGTTGAATCTAGATTCAAATTCTTTTAATAAAGATTCAGTGGTGATAGGTTTTGTAAGGTCTAAGCTCTTCATACTGTGTTTATTTATTATCTATGTGCCGAACGTGTCACTAAAGATCTGCTGTATGTTTCCCTTGCACTCGTCCGCTAGGCGGTTAGCGACATCCAATCTATCCCAATACACGTCTTCAGTAAGTTCGTCCTTGTTCTTCTGTGCTTCCTTTATCATACGTTTGGCACTCTGTATGTCAAACAGTTGTGAGGCATGTTTGGCATCCTGATCCAATATATTTGTAGGTATGTTCTTCCCGTCTGCCAGATAGTGTGCTACAAGTATGGCTGTCTGTTTGAGATTGATATCTTCGTGTAGTACCTGTGCTTCCATCATGTCCGCTATCACATACACATATCTAGTGCCCGTATGTTTCTTGGGTACGATTGCTATGTTGCCTATAAGGATACCTTTGGAGAACTGTTTTGGTAGGTGCTGGAAAGGTCTGCGTGCCTGTTCTCTGTGTGCCAGATCCGCAAGTTTATTCTTGAGACCATAGGCCTCAATCTGTTTTACCAGTTCTGATTTATTTTTTCCGGTCATTTGCAACAAACTTTATCTTTCTATTTAAAGCATATTGCATGTGGGTGTCAAGTTTCTTACGCACGAACACCGCCTTGTCCGCCAACCTCTTGGCCCTGTCCGCATCCTCCGGCGACAGTTGATCGCTCCTGAACGACTCCAGTGTGTGTGCCCGTATGAATTCCATGTCCGTGTCTGTGACGTAGACCTTGGCCTTGGGTGCTATCTGTATGAACATGTGTTGGTAATATTAGCCAGGCATTTTCATCAGGATCACTACCACTGTCGATAGTAGGCCTGCGACCACTGTGCCTGCTGTTGCTATGATTGTCTTCTGACTGCTCTTGTGACTGGTACCCATGTCCTCGTTCATCTTGGCCAGTCTGATTTCTATCGCACTTAATCTGTCGTGTAACCCTTTGTATCTCTCTGAACAAAGGTCCACGTGTGCTTCCAGGTTCTGTTTTTCTAATTGTGTTGTACTCATATATCTTTGTAAATCTCTTTTGAGGATTTGTACCTCCGTTATTAGAGCCTGTAGTTGAGCCTGATCCATTGCCTGTGTGCCTTTAATATTAGAAAGTTTGTGCCTTAATGTACTATTATTTATCAGTAGGGCCGGCGTATGAAAAGTACGTGTTTATGACTCCACCAGAGAGTGCACCGATGACCTTCTGTCTGTCCGTGCCCTGCATTTCCTTTGTGACGAAAGTATGTAGCGGCAAGTGTGCTGTGTTTGTGCAGTCGGTAATCACCGGCACAAGGCCGAAGTCTTCCATTAGATTCTCTGTTGGATCCATTACATCACCATACACCCCTGCCTGCTCTGTGAAGAACTGGAAGTGCCATGTGTTGTGTTTGCCCTCGTAGTAGGATCCGAATGCGTGATTGCCCAGGTCGGGCAGTTCCATTTTCTGTGGTGAGTGTTCCCATGTGATGTTACCCCTCATCTGTAGCAGTTGTAACATCGTTGAGAAATTGCTGTTCTGATTCCTAGCAACTGCCAGACTGTGCTTGTCATGTATCTCGTTGCCTGCTATGGTCTTGAATGGGAACTGCTGTTTTAGATTGCCGTTTTCGGTAATGTCTACCAGGGTGTGTAATCTGTACTCGTGCATATCGATATTTAAGTCAAGAAAAAAGGGCGAACCTAATTAAAGATCCGCCCCTTTGGTAATATAGTCTGCGTGACTAGTGGCTATGCTTACGCATCACCCCTTTGGTCAAACATTCCTACGAAACTGTTAGCGTCACCGTTAACATGACCTTCAGGTAGAAGTGTTCTCATTTTCACGTGAACGTTTTCTGCTGAGTCACCAACGGCAATTGCCGCTAGTATGTCTGCTTCTAGGTCCGCTTCGGCCGCCGCTAAAACTGTTGCATCGATGTCCATGTTCACATCTCCTGCTGAGTCCGCCGCGTTGTACTGGCCTGGTGTCCCTTCAACGATGTATTGGAATGAGTCGATTGAATCGTTAGCGTTGATCGCCGCCGCCTCAGCCGCATCGTTGTCAGTCGCCTTGCCACCCAATCTGTATGATTGTGCTAAAAGGTTACCGTTTTTGTTTACAACTTTTGAAACTGTGTCAAAAGTTGAATCCTTTGATTCAGGTGTTGTGGCTGAAGCAGTGATATCAACGTCAAAGATAACTTCCACGAAAGTTAGAGCTCTGCCATTAAATGACTGTCTTTTTGCCATGATGCCTGAGTTGTTACTTGTTGTTGGCATTTTATATTCCTCCTATACTATAGTATTATTATGCTCCAACAGAAGTATCACCCATATCTCTGTCAGCCGCTGTTGCTGAAGAAATATTTGCTGTTACTTTGTCAGGTGTCATTGCGTTCAAGGCTCTAACTGCCGCCTGGATCGCCGCTACTGTAGTAGTAGAACTGATTGTGTCTAGACTGTCTCTTCTTACCATGTAAGTTTGCTCAGTGTCTGAGTTTGACAGAACGCCTTTACCTAAGATGTTAACACCTTGGTTCTGGATTGCCTGCATAGACAGTTCTAATGCGCCTGTAGCCGCACTTGCTCTAGGGTTAGTAACCTCACCAGAAACGTCTGAGATGTAGTCAACTGTGATGAAGTCTACTTCTATGCCGTCTGCCTCGTGAGCTGAGTTTGGTGAAACAAAGTTTCCCGGTCCACCTGCCGGTAATGTTGCGTCATAAGCCATTTTCTTATTCTCCTTCTACGCGATTATGCGTATTTAAATGTAGTTTTAATTGTACAAGCAACAGTACCTGATCCAAAGTTGATTGAATCTACTGTTCCTAAGTTGATGATATCTTCTACTAAAACTTGAGCAAGTGTACCACTTACAGTTCCGTCTAATGATGTGAAGTCATTCAATGTTGCAGTATAATCACCTTCTAATAGAAAGTCCTGTTTAGTACCAGTGTCATAAACCGCACCTGCGGCTAAGATTGTTGCTCTTGATAGTATAGTGTTAGAGACCGCTTCCATGGCTTCTCTTGAAGCATCTGCGTCTACGTCCCAGTCCACTGCGATCATAGTGATTGCCTTACCGATAAAATCTTGTTCTCCGATTAGTGCAGTCACCGTTCTGTTTGGTGCTATTGGCATTTGTTATCCTCCTTTTTTTCTGTTAACATAATGCGTTGATCCCGCTCAGGAATCAAGTTGCAAGTATTTATTGGTAAAGTTGGTAAATTATGCTGTAATATTACGATTTTAGCCAAACTTCGTCACTTTTAGTACGTTTTTGGAACTTGTAGCCTAGATCTTTCAATATGGATTCGCTCTCTTGTGCAATATTACTTCGCTTGTCTCTTTTCATTTCTATGTTAATAACAGGATTGTTCTTGGTCAATGTTTCCCTTGCTCCGTTCAGTAACGGTATTTCAAATCCGTCTACGTCTATCTTAACCAAGTCCACTTTTGTCAGTCCAAAACTGTCAAGCGTCCTACACTCTATGTCGCCATCTTCTTGTTGCAACACCGTTGAATTAAAACCTTGCTTTGCTTTGTGTTCTTTATTAGAAAGTCCATAAGGCCAGAGTAAAACATTTTTCTCTTGTATGTTCTTTTCAAAACATTCCCTGAAGTTTAGGTTTGGTTCGAAACACACCACACTTTCAAACTTTTTAGAGAGTGGTCTCGTCCACTGTCCTATGTTGCTACCTATGTCAAGGCACACACGCCATTGTTTGACGTATTTCAGTGCGGCATCTCTTTGTGCCTGCTGTCCGTTGCCTGCATCTACTAGGTAAGTGGGTTCGGTGTGTTGTCCGTAAAGCACCCAGAAACTATTCGTTTCCGGCATCACATTCTTTACAAGCACAGTCTGGACAGTCCCTGCACTCTGTACAAGATTGTCTACAGTGCTGTTCGCATCCACACTTCTCACATATGTATTTGATCATATTATCCATCGACTGCGAATCTTTCTAGGCATTGGCTACAGTCACAGGTATCGCAGTTTTCACAATTACTACAACTTTTATTGCAGTGAGGTTTGCAGGCACATCTATGACATTTACTTTTTTGTTTTTCCATTACAACTCCTTGAATTTTTTAAGTATGTCCGTGTTGGGCAGTTTGGATTGTAATTGCTGTTGCAGTCTATGTAAGGTCTGCATCTTCATTTTTGAATTCAAACTGTGGTAGTTGGCCACTGATCGTCTTATGTTCTTTAAATTAGCATCTTTGATATTTAAAGATCTCTCTAGATGTGTCAAGTTCTTGAAATGATCTTCCCAACTTCTCAGATATCTTCTCAGTGCCATCACAGGCACGGGTTGTCTCTGCCTCATGGCCTGTGCTTCGTCCTTGTTCTTTAGTTTCTTGGTAATTTCCGGATCACCTGACACTATGGCCAACATGTTGGATAGATCATTGTTTATCATCCTCACTTGGTCGAATGTGCCTTTTGCCATGGTTTGTTGTGCGTAATCTTTAGCGAACTGCTGTGTGCCCTTGTCCTGACTCATTAAGGCCAATGCTAGGAAACTTAGATATATCCTCTCTGTAACCTCTGGGAAAGTGAATCTCTGCAAGTCACTATGCCGTCTTATGACCTTGCCCTCAGATACATACTTTAAAAATGGTGTTAACATATAGGTATTTATAGGGCTTATGCAACGAAACTTTATTCTAACAGACGTAATGAAGACCGGCCACCACGTGGCGCTAGAGGATTTTATCAGACATCACAGTCTATCTGATCAAACATTTGATACGACAGGCGAGTATTATACCTTGCACAACTACGACCTAGACAGTTATGATCGCAAGTTTGCTGTCATAGACACGGGCAAACAGAATGTTCGAATCAAGGACAACAAAGAATTTGCCTTAGAATTACAAAAACGTTGTGAACTACTACACAGCCAAGGATTTGTGTTTATCAAGGCCATTCCGTGGGAGTCACAAGAGAATATTAAACAGATAGCACAGTACCCAGAAATAGAAATAGAGCATGTCAAGTGGACCGGTGGGGTGAGTTGGTTTTGGTATTACATGTACGACAAACACAAGAACAATAAGTTCAAATTTGATCACACAAATAAAAAATATGACTTCCTATATCTAAACAAGATGCCCAGAGATCACAGGGTAAAACTTTATAACAAGTTATTTGACAACGGCATACTAGAAAATAGTTTGTACACCAATTGGCCAGACAGGAAACTGCCTGCGGAGTATGAACTGCCTTGGGCACCAGACTATCCGCATTATGGAATGGATCAAGACATATATGAGAAGCCTTACAACGATACTGCTTGTAGCATTGTCTCAGAGACCAACGACAACGACTATGAGGTATTCATGACAGAGAAAATATGGAAACCAATTATAGCACAACAACTTTTTGTGGTACATGGCAATTATCTATATCTTCAGAAGTTGAGGGATATGGGATTCAAAACATTCAACAACTACTTCGAAGAAGCATATGACTTGGATAGAGATCCTGATGTAAGGATCAACACTATTGTGGATGTGTGTGACAGGTTACGTGATGCTCCATGGCAGGACTTATACTTACAAAGTAAAGCACTGAGGCAGTATAACTTCAATCACTTTTTTAACGAAGAGAAGTTGAGTTTAGAAATAAACAAAACTCTTAATTTATTTTTTGAATTTGCTGATACCCGTCAAGTTTCTTCTTGAGAATCCCAACCTATCTACTAACTTGACGGCATTGCCTGACTTGTCAACAGCAACGAAACCCTCTGGTTCTGTCACTTCTAGTCCGCCATCTGTCTGTTGGAATGATCCTATCGCCTGTGCTTGATTCATTTTCTTCAACACAAAGCCTTTCATGGTCTGCACTGCCTTGTAGAAAGTCAGCATCGCCTGTAACGGTTTCTTGGCTCTGTTAAGGAATACAGGCATCTGTTTCATCTTGTCCTGTCTCAACTGCAAGGCCTTCTGTGCCTTAAGTCCTGACATCTGCTGTTGCATTCTGTCTGCGTAGAACTTCTTGAAGCCTAGCAGGAACTTATTCACATCACTTGGTAACTGTCCTTGCTTGACCATTGCGTTGATGTACATCTGGAACATGGGTATGAAGTCTTGATTCTGTCCTAGCACACTTGATAGGTTCTGTGGCACACCATTTAACAGTGTCTCTAATTTTTCTATGCCATTGTAGAATTGTTTTGTTTCATCGTCAGTGAACTTGGCACTGCCTGACACGTCCTTGTATGTGGCATTGTCAAAGAACACGTCATTGCTTTTTGCGAATGAACTCACGTCTGCTCCTCCTTGGGCATTCATGTCCGCCAGAGAGTCACCCACATATGTTGTATGAAATATGATTCCCACTTTGGCTCTATCTATCTGTTTGCCTAGGTCGCCTGCTTCTGGAACTGCGTATGTTATTGTGTTAGGTGTGAATGTGAGGTTGGGTTTGCCATCCACGTTCTTACGTGTGATGTCCTCGTCTGTGAATAGTAGATCTCCTTGCACCACTCCCTGTATGTTCAGTTTCTTTATATGCACAAGACACTTCAATAACTTCTGTCCTAGGTCATCCGTGCCGTGATTGTTCGCTATGTCTTTCTTTGTGTAATTGATCTTTGCGGCCTTGGCAAACACAGATTTTGTTCCCACGAAGAACCGGCCGTTGTCTGGGTTTGTCCCACACACTACAGCAGGTGCGCCATCCCACTTCACAGACACACTCATTGCCTCTGAACTTGTTCCTTTCAGTGTAAGCAGTAGTCCTCTGAAGTATTCCACAACAGCCTTGCCACCCTCGTAGCCGTCGGTTATCACAATGTCCTCTATGTGTTCTAGGTGTGTCCTCTTAAACTCTGTTAGGACATCTTCGATCAACATGATTAGTCCTCTTTGTATTCGCCGTCTTTGATTTTGAGCACGTTCTCTTTTACGTCTCTGTTCTCTTTGATACGAGCGACGCCTTTGCTGAACTTGGATGCGTCCATGTTCTTGAGTGCTGAATTGAATTTCTTTTCTAGTTTAAATGCTACATCTTGGTCAAAGTTCTCCCTGATGTATGTCATAAGTCTGATTGCACTCTCTAATATGTGAGATGCTCTGCTCTCAACGACTTCTTCCTTGTCCCTCTTTAAGGGCATCGAGCTCAATTCTTCTAATAAACTTCTAGTGTGTTTCTGCATTGTAGGTATTTACTCCTTATTGTAGCACAATTCTAGCATAAGTCTACTCATTTTACTTTTCTATACACGAAATACTTACGTTGATTGGTGTCATCACGTATGTCAAGCACCTTTAGATCGAACATCTCTGATAGTTCTATTATGAATGGCACGTTCCAAGCAAAGAACTCGATCCAGTCCGCTTCAGGCTTGTTGTGTTGCACTCCAGGATTTACCCTAAAGAACATCGTACCACCATCTGCCAAAAGATTGACACATCTTGACACCTCCGCTATGATCTTGTCCCTGCTACCAAAGTTCACTGAACCCAGACACAGTATCGCGTCAAACATTTGATCTGTCTTGTAATCCAGTGTGCTGACCTGTAGGTCCGCTTTGTCGTTGTAGGGATCTATTCCGATCAGATTGTCTATCTTGCCCTTGAATTCGTTATAGCCACACCCTACGTCCAGCACCGCCCTTGGTTTAATGCTGTTTACCTCATCTATTAGTGCAACACCACTGTACTTCCATTTCTTCATGTCGTTGTCCCAGTACTTGGAGAAGTAGTTGTGTAGACACGCACTGTCTATGGCTTCTACGTATTGTTCTATCGTGTCGCAACGTTTCACTTCCACACCGAATGTTTCCATGATGTATGGTTGCGTTATTTTTTCTAGATCGTTTTGGCTGTGTGCCAATAATTGGGCAAATATTTTTTTATTCATACAAATATATTATATTATTGTAGACTTTAGGTCTATATCTTTTTCTTGATGGGCTTCGATAGAATCTCTCTGGTCTTGTCAGTCATCACACCGGTGATTACCAATATGGGTCTAGGCTTGTTGCTGGCGTTTGCTGTGGCGTGTGGAATGTTAGGCCAATCAAACTTGTGGATGTCTCCTGCTCTCCACCTGTCAAACTGTTCGTTGCCATACATTAGAAACTGTCCAGGCTCCCAGTCTTGAAGCATCACCATTATGCGAACAACATTATTTGGGTCGGCATCTAGATCATACAATTTGTCTATGTGCATGTTCAGTACCTCACCTGTGAACTGTATGTGTAGTTTTGATTTAGTGGAAGTCATTGCGAAGTAGTCAGTCATCCTTTGTAGTGAAGGACATTTTGTGAAGTTTGCCAGTCCTCTGTATATGGTCATCTTGGGATCAGCACCTGCTGTCCTTAGATCATTCTCTTCTGCTTCTACATTTATATTAGTATTTTCTCTGCCTGTGCCTTCCCTACGGTTGCCCCAGTTCAGGGGTTTGGCATCTTCTATCACTGCCTGTAGTTCTGTCTGCCAACCACCTGTGAACTTGCCCAAGTGTTCAACACAATCCGTGTCCTTGTGCCACTTGTTGAAATGATAGTTGCTTACTGATTTTGCATCTTCCCAATTACTTGTAGACATATACCTGTATGCCTTTTTCTTTGTAGTCTTGCAGAGTTTGATGTTTACCTTTTGGGGGTGCTATATCGATCGTCTTGCATAATTCAACGTTGTTGCTTGGACTTGTGATTCTGTGACTGTTGTCATGTATGAACTGCATTGTGTCCTTGTTTTCTTGTTGAATGTGTTCCCACATTAAGTCTAGGTTTACAAAGTGTTGGTAGTTTGGATATGTTATTGTGAACTCTCCACACAGTTTCCACCACTCCAAACATTCATGATCATTCCTGTACACCATCACTATAGGATGTCCTAGGTCTTTGAGATGATCAAGTTCGTGTGCGAAAGTGTGTGACTTTATGAGTCTCTTGCCTGTGCCTGAAAAAGGCAGATCCCAGTTGTCTCTTGTGGCCCTGAACTCCATGCCCGGGTCAAAGTATGCACCTGTGTGCATCAACTGTTTGGTTCCTGGGGTATCTGCGTCATGGTAGTACGTTCTGGCCTCTGAGTAATCTGTGTGGTCAAAGTCATCACTCCAGTAGATGTTTTTTACTACACTGCTCCATTTAGATCCCGGTGCTCCTGTGAAAAGTATATACATATCGATATTTAATCTCCTCTGCTCCACTCGGCATAAATTCTTCCATGCGAGTCGTCTGCTATGAAGTCTAGTTTGAATCCAAACTTTTCAGCGTACTGTTCGTGTTTTTGTTTTGTCCATGGATAGTAAGGCACTATCTTTACCATTTCGTTTTTGTGGTCTCTGACGCCTGTGTTTGATCTCCAATAGATCCTGCCACTGGTTTTAAGAACACTGGCCACCTTTCCTACCTGTCTGATCATGTCATCGTCGTTACCGTACTGTATGCTACCCAAACATAAGGCCACATCAAACAGTTCGTCTGTCTCGTAGTGTTCAAGGTCCACTACAACATCTGCTTTTGGGTTCACTATGTCTATGCCCACTAGGTTTTCTATGATGGGTTTGAATTCATTGAAACCACACCCTATGTCAATCACTCTCTCGTGTGGTTTGATCTTTTCTGCTATGGAATGGTTTGAATATTTGTATGTGGATGTCCTGCTGGTCCAGTGCTTGCCGAAGTATTCTTTTACTGTTGCTTTGGTATCCATTTTTATGTAATGGTAGTGGGCCGAGGCCCACCACCTTGAGTTGTTATGCAGTTACTCTCTTAGAAGTACTTGCAGTTGCCTTGCTGATCAGCACAGACAATGCTCCACTTCCAAAGATTGCAATGAACGTTCCTATCATTGTAAGCATGGCTCCACCGCCCATCACTCTTCCATAGAAGAACATTGGGAAGCCGATAATGAATGCAATCACGATGCCCCAAAACATACCTTTTTCATTGATAAGAGTTGGTTTCCATAAG